TGCTTTAAAATCATTTGGGGATGCTATAGGGTTAACCAATTTCGCAGAGGAAGATATGGCTAAAAAACGAGAAGAAAGAGCCGTAGCCAATGCAGAAAGATTACAAAAAGAAATAGATAATCTTAAAGAAATTAAAGAGAATTTAGATAAAAATTACCAAGCCTATCAGAAGCAATTAAATGCAGAAATCGTTGCTTTAGAGCAAAGTAAAGAGGGTTTAAAAAACAAAGAAAAAATAGCAGAGATAGATGAGCAAATAAGACAAAAAACTATTGAGGGCATAAAAAAGGAGTACGACACTTTTAAAGAGGGCGAACAATTAAAACTTGATGGTTACGAAAAAGAAATTAAAAGAAACCAAGCCAGAATAGACGCAGCAAAAGCAAGAGGAAGTAGTGCATACAAAACAGAATTATTTTACGTTGAAAAATATACGGCAGAAGCTAACAAGTTAAGAAATGAATTAAACACGAATAATTTTACACAATATCAAGAGTACATAAACAAATTAAAAAAGGTAGATATTGATGAGGACAAAAAGAAAGACGCAAGGCAAAAAGAAAGTAATAGCAAGTACAAATCTTACTTACAAGATAGATTAAACGCTGCCAGAAAAATAGAAGACCTTGAGAACTCACTTTTGGAAGATGGCATAGAGAAAGACCTTGAAATCAATAGAGATAAGTTCAGAAGACTACAAGAGGATGCAAAGAAAAACACGAAGCTAACTGCAAAAGAAAGAAAGGAACTTAACGATTTATACACAGAACAACAGGAACAATCTGAAGAAAAAATAAGAGAGAAATATGACCAAAAGGAAATTGATGAGCAACTAAAACTACAAGAAGAGTTTGATAAAATCAGAAGACAAAACGAAGATGCTTTAAGAACTGATGAAGAAAACGCACTATTAAAAGTAGCAGAAAAGTATGATGTTTTACAAGCACAAGCGCAAGGAAATGCAGAAGCATTAAATGATATAGAGATAGCCAGATTAAATGCAGAAAATGAAATTAAATTGCAATATTCCAATGAAGCATACGAAGCACAAAAGGCAATAGATGACAAGGCAGAAGCAGACCAAAAGGTTAGAGATGACAAAGCAAAGGCAGACGCTAAAGCATTACAAGATTATAAGATAAGCGTAGTACAAGGTGGATTAAGTGCTATTAATGATATCGCTGCATTGTTTGCTAAAGGAAATGAAAAGCAACAGAAAAGAGCGTTTCAAGTTCAAAAGGCAGTAGGTATAGCACAAGCAACTATAAACACGGCACAAGCGATTACAAAGGTATTTGCAGAGACTACTGACTTTACACCTACACAAAGTTTAAGAATAGCTAATGCAGTTGGTATTGGAATAGCAGGAGCTGCTCAAATAGCAAGTATTGCCTCACAACAATTCACAGGTGGTGGAGATGTAGAAAGTCCTACTGATATAGGTGGAGCAGGAGGTGGCGAAGCCGTTGCACCAAGCTTCAACGTGGTCGGTGATAGTGGAATAAATCAAATCGCTGCCTTGCAGTCTACCCCCACACAAGCCTATGTCGTGAGTGGAGAGGTAACGACAAGCCAAGCATTAGATAGAAACAGAGTTCAAAACGCAACACTTTAAACCTTTTTTAGTTATTATAGTATGAAGATAATCGAATTAATTATTGACGAATCAGACGAAACTTCTGGAATAGAAGCCATCAGTTTGGTAGAGCAACCAGCTATAGAGAGTAACTTTGTTGCACTAAATAAACACGAATTACAACTTAAAGAAATAGATGCAGAGAAGCGTATCCTTATGGGAGCTGCACTTATTCCAGACAAGAGCATATATAGACGTAATGAAAACGGAGATGAATACTATATATACTTTAGCCAACAGACAGTTAGAAGAGCGTCTGAATTATTCTTTAAAAAGTCTAACCATCAAAACGCGACCTTTGAGCATAAGGACAAAGTAAAAGGTGTAACCATCGTAGAGAGTTGGATTGTGGAAAACACGGACAAGGATAAGACTGCACTATATGGTATGGATGTTCCTGTTGGTACTTGGATGGTATCTGCTAAAATTGATGACGAAGAACTATATGCCAAAGCCAAATCTGGCGAGGTTAAGGGCTTCAGCATAGAAGGATATTTCGCAGACCGATATGAGATGGGTAAACGTAATGACCAAAAGGAAGAAATCATAGAAGCATTAAAAGACCTTTTAGACATCAAGGCAGAAAGTTATGCAGACTATCCACAAGCAGTAAGCAACAACGCTAAAAGAGGCATAGAGCTAAACAAGAAAGTAAACAACAAATGTGCTACACAAGTCGGTAAGGTAAGGGCGCAACAATTAGCAAATAAAGAAGCCGTATCTGTTGAAACTATAAAAAGAATGTATTCTTATTTAAGTAGAGCAGAAGTGTATTACGAGAAAGGAGACCAACAAGATTGTGGATATATCAGTTACTTACTTTGGGGTGGCAAAGCTGGTAAGCGTTGGGCAGAATCTAAATTGAAAGAAATTGAAAAAAAGTAGAACAGGAAGATTAGGGGGCAAACGTGCTTGTCTATGCAAAGATGGTCAAACATACTCACAAGATTGTTGTGATGGTGGTTTATGGGCGCAAGGAATAGGGAACATAACAGGCGAACAGGTAGAGGTGGGAGCATCTAAATATAAGATACAACATTGCAGTTCAAGTGTAGAAAGAAACATACATATACACGAGGGAACTTTAGATATAGGTGCAGTCTATTATTTAAGGTTTCACAATAGTAATTATGATGGATGCTATACTATCATAGAAGCTATTAATTCAAGTGGTTTACACGTTAATTCTGCCACATTGTACTCTGATTGTACGGATTGCCAAAACTCCAACTGATAAGCAATACAAGGCGAAAAGGAAACAGATACTTAATTATTTAGTTATTATAGTAGATAACTTAAATTATATCACAATGAACACAAACACAGTTTTGAACAAAGTAAGAGAATTACTTGGAATGCAAATAGAACTTGAGCAAAGAAAACTTGAGGACGGAGTAACAATAGTGGAAGCAGATTCTTTTGAAGCAGAAGCAGAAATCTTTATCGTAACAGAAGATGAGCAAAAAATTGCTTTACCTGTTGGGGAGTATAAAATGGAAGATGCAACTTTACTTATCGTAAAAGAAGAGGGCATCATTGCAGAAGTCAAAGCAGAGGAAGAAGCAGAAGAGGAGAAAAAAGAGGAAGAGGAAGTAAAGGAAGAGGAAGCAGTATACGAGGAGAAAGAGGAAGAAATGGCAGAAGATAAAAAGCCAGTTAAAAAGACGGTTGAGTCAATCGTAAAAGAAACATTCTTTACTGAAATCGAAGCTTTAAAAAAAGAAAACGAAGAGTTAAAAGCAGAAGTGGAGTTGTTATCTAAAAACAAAACTGAAAAGGTAGAAAACAAAGAAGAGGTTGTGGAATTATCTGAAGTAAAAACGGAAGAAAATGAAGCAGCAACTAAACCAATAACACACAATCCAGAAAACGTAGAAAAGAAAGACGTATTTAAGTTTAGCTCTAAAAGAAGAAAGTCTACATTGGATTCAATTTTTGAAAAATTAAATAAATAAATAATTATATTATGGCAACAAGTGGTTCAATTACCTCAATTACAACGACTTACGCAGGCGAATTCGCTGGTAAGTACGTGGCTGCTGCTTTATTAAGCGCACCAACAATCGAAAAGGGTGGAGTAGAGATTCTACCAAATATTAAATTTAAACAAGTGATGCAGAAGATGGCATTAACTGACGTTCTTTCTGACGCATCTTGCGACTTTACAAGAACTGACGATGCTATCACACTGACAGAGAGAGTTCTTGAGGTTAAAGACCTACAAGTAAACCTTGAAATTTGTAAGCTTGACTTCCATAACACATGGCAAGGCGTTGAGCAAGGTTATTCATCTTTTGATGTATTGCCTAAATCTTTTGAAGATTACATGATTGGATATGTAGCAGAGAAAGTAGCTGCAAGAAACGAAGTTAACTTCTGGAGAGGAGATGCAACAGTATCTGGAGAGTATGATGGAATTGTTACTCAAGTAGCTTTAGATGCAGGATTACCAGCAGCACAAGAAATTGCAGGAGTTGCAGCATCTGCCACAACAATCATTGATGAGCTTGGAAAAATTGTAGATGCTTTACCTTCAAGCGTTTACGGAAGCGAAGATTTATTCATCTATCTTTCACAAGATATGGCTCGTGCTTATGTTCGTGCTTTAGGTGGATTTGGTTCTATCGCTAACAATGCAGGAGCAAATGGTGTAGACAACAAAGGGACACTTTGGTACGGAATGGGACAAGACTTGGCTTTTGATGGTGTAAAAATCTTCATGGCTAATGGATTGGCAAACGGAACTGCAATTGCAACTAACAAGTCTAACTTGTTCTTTGGATGCTCTCTAAATTCAGACCTACAAGAAGTTAAATTGTTGGATATGAGCGATTTAGACGGCTCAAACAATTGCAGAGTAATCATGAGAATGGCAGCAGGGGCGCAGTACGCAATCGTAGACGATATCGTAACATACGGAATCACAAACGCAGTAAATTAAGAAGACTAATTAACGAGAGGGTGTTAAAACCCTCTTTTTTATAAACAATAAAATACTTTAAAATATGTCATGCGATATCACCCACGGACGAGTTGAGGAGTGCAAGGACAGCGTAAGCGGTCTCAAGGCAATCTATATAATCAATTTCGACGATTTGAATGAAGATACTGCTACATTTGACACAGGCACACCTGGAGAAGAGGACGAACTAGTAACTTGGACTCCAGCATCTGCTTTAACAATGTACAAATATGAATTAAAATCAACGGCTAATGCCCTAAATACAACTATCAATGCTTCAAGAGATAATGGAACAACTTTCTTTGGTCAAGAATTGGTAGTTAATTTAAAGCGTCAAGACGTTGTGACTCACAAGCAAGTTAAACTACTTGCCTATGGAAGACCAAGAATCATTGCAAGGTCTATGACTGACCAATTTTTCATGCTCGGATTTGCTCAAGGATGCGATGTAAGTGCTGGTACTATTGGGACTGGAGCTGCCCTCGGAGACTTCAATGGCTACCAACTCACCTTCATGGCTGAAGAGGAGCTACCACCATTATTTATTGCCGCTACCAACGAAGCACAATTAGCTACGGCTTTTGCAGATGGTGCAGCAACTGATGCAGTTATCGTTACTTCATAAGAATCTTTCTTATACCTTTCATAACACAAACGAAGAGGCACTTTTAGGAGTGCCTTTTTTAATGCTCTAAATTTCAAAAGGGCAACAAAAAAACACTATTTTAGTTATTATAGTAGATGATTATATTACAAGAGATAGCGACACAACAAACATTTAGCTTTATACCAAGAAGCCAAACGTATGACAGTATGTTTATTACTGATGACCAAACGAATACAGAGGTGGAAGTAACTATTGACGTAAACACGAATGGAGATTACTATGATACAATTTCTGCTATCTTTGATGTTAAGCAGAATCATTTTTATAACCTTGTAATTAAAAACGGAACTGATGTAGTACACTTGGATAGAATCTTTTGTACTAATCAACCTGTGGCAACTTATTCTGTAAACAATGGAGAGTTCACAAGTAGGGCATCAAACAATGAATTTATAATTTATGAGTAAAGACATACATATATTAGAATTGGCAGCTTATGAGCCACCAGTTATCAAGGAAGCCAAACGAGAAGATTGGGTAGAATTTGGTAGTTCAAATGATTACTATTCTTTTTTGATAGATTGTTACACCAATAGCACCACGAATAACGCTATTATAAACAACGTAAGCCGTTTAATTTACGGAAAGGGGTTAAGTGCTACCAACGCATCTAAAAAGCCGTCAGAGTACGCTTCTATGATGTCGCTATTTAGCAAGAAGACTGTGAGGCATTTATGTGTTGACTTAAAGATGCTAGGTCAATGTGCTATGCAAGTGATATACACAAAGGATAGAAAGCGAATAGCACAAGTTGAGCATATACCTGTACAACTTTTAAGAAGTGAGAAATGCAATGAAGAGGGAATAATAGAGGGATTCTATTATAGTGATGACTGGACAGATACAAAAAGATATCAACCTAAAAGGATTAGTGCCTTTGGATGCTCAAATGATGACATAGAAATTTATTTTGTCAAACCGTATTCTGTAGGTTTAAAGTACTATGCCTTGCCAGATTATATCGGAGCGACACCGTACTGCACACTTGAGGAGTCAATTAGCGAATACCTAATTAACGAGGTTAATAATGGGTTCAGTTCCAGAGCAGTAATCAATTTCAACAATGGTTCGCCAAGTGAGGAGCAGCAGCAACTGATTAAATCAAAGGTATTAAATCAATTAACAGGCGTATCTGGAGAGAAGGTAATAATTAGCTTTAATAACAATCAAGATAGCAAAACAACTATAGATTCTATTCCTGTGAATGATGCTCCAGACCTCTACAATACACTTACAGAAACTTGTTTGAGAAAGATAATGTTAGGGCATCAAATAACGTCGCCTCTTTTATTTGGAATAGCGTCACAGAATGGCTTTTCAAGTAATGCGGATGAGTTGAGAGATTCATTTATTCTTTTTGAAAATATGGTTATTAGACCATATAGAGAAATGCTAACAGATGCCTTTGACGAATTACTTGCTTATAATGACATTGCTTTAAACTTGTATTTCAAAACATTAAAACCTTTAGAATTTACTGATTTAGAGGGTATAGAAGATGAAGAGCAAAAGGAAGAGGAGACAGGTTTAGAATTAAACAAAGACTTTAGCGATTCAGAGGGTAATGAAATACTTGAGAATTTAGAGGGCGAAGAGATGAGTGATGTTTGGGAGTTGATAGAAGAGAGAGAATACGATGAAGAAAACACGGATTTAGATTCTTGGATAGAACAAACAGAATCAAAGAATAAAAGTACCTTACAGAAGTTTGCAGATGTTATAAAAAGCTTTCCAAGTAAACAAAGCTATTTAGATAAGTCAATCTACAAAGTAAGATACGGATATGCACAGAAGTATAACTCTGGCAATAGTAGAGACTTTTGCGTTAAAATGATGCAGAGGACTAATAATGGAGTAGTGTACAGAAAAGAAGATATTGATATGGCTTCATTTCAAGGTGTTAATAATTCATTCGGTCACAAAGGACAGAACTATAGTTTGTTCCGATTCAAGGGAGGAGTCAATTGTGGACATTATTGGAACGAGCAACTCTATCGCTTAAAGAAGAAAAAAGATGGAACATATTACGAAGATAAGGCATTAAGTAGCTCACAAGAAGTACCAAATATCCCACAAAGCTACAAACCAAGTCCAGCGGGAAACAAGGATGCAAAGATAGCTCCAAAGGATATGCCAGATAACGGACACCACCCAAACTATAAATCATAAGATATGGCAAAGGCATTATTAATAACACGAGATGACGTTGTTCGATTTACATCTGTAAATGGTGGAGTAGATACTGATAAATTCATTCAGTACATTTCAATATCGCAGGATATCCATATCCAACAAATGACAGGCACAAGGTTGCTTGAAAAGATACAAGCAGACATAATTGCAGGTACATTAACAGAGCCATATTTAACGCTTCTAACGGATTATATTAAGCCCTGTTTAATCCATTTCGCAATGGTGGAGTACTACCCTCACGCTGCTTATACAATCGCTAACAAAGGAGTATATAAACACGGAGCAGAAAACTCTGAATCAGTAAGCAAGGAAGAGGTAGACTTCTTAATGGAGAAACAACGTCAAACGGCTATGCATTATAAAGAAAGATTTATTGATTACGTTGTAAATAATAGCAATTTATTTCCAGAGTATTACAATAATCAATCTCCAGACATGTATCCAAATCAAGATACAGACGTAACAGGTTGGGTACTATGAAGAAATATAGAGTAAGGGCAGAGAACATAAGAAAGTTAGAGAAGTACATTAAGAAAATAGAAAATGGCAGAAATAAAGATAAGCGACCTAACGGCAAAGAGTGCTAATTTAGCAAACACAGATTTATTTGTTATTGCAGAATCTGATGGTGCAGGTGGTTATGTATCAAAGAAAATCACAGGTGCAGAAATATCGGCTATTGCAGGAAGTAACATTTATTTAATAGATGGCACGA